TTTGCCCCCTTTCTTCTTTTTCTTTTTGCCTTTCGGCTTCATTCCGCCTGTATGGTATGGCATAGGTTTAAATTTAACTCTATATATACTAGAATAACCTTGAATGAGGTAAAAAGCATTGTTAACCGCTAAAAAGATGCAAACAATAATGAATGAAGTTGTTGGCGGGAAGATAGTAAAAGAAAACGAAACAGGCGAAGCAAAAAAGTTCAGACAAGAATGTGTTGCTTCAATAAAAAGAACAAGAAGGATTGCAAAAGAAAAAGGAATAAAAAATACAGTTATTGACTTTACGCCTGAATTTCCATAAAAAAAGCCCCCTCAGAATCGCCTGAGAGGTGCTTGTAAAACTCTTCGCTTGTGATTATACCTAATAAAAAGCCCCTTTCGGGGCTGTTCCGTTTAGCGGTAAAGATAGCTTCCGTATGGGTCAGCATTAGCAAAACATCTTTTGCGACTTGCTTCATCTAAAAGATCATATCTCGCGCCTTTTGCGGGGGCGTTCCACCCTGCGGCTTTGTAAACAAGTCCTGTATTCATATCTACAAAGCTATGAACACTTAGTTGATCTGTATTTTTGCCATCGCGACCAACTACAATTTGAGTAATCTTGTAAAAACGTCTTCCGTTTCTTTGATAAAAATTGTAATCGTTTGTTTTGTTGTTTAGAACTTCAATGTATTCTTCAACAAATTTGTCGATAAGTTTGTGTTTTTTTACTATTTTGTCGAAGTGTTCTTTGATTGAAAAGGTTTCCATTTGTTTGATTGGTTTTGAACAATTTAATTATAATATAATTAATAGAGGGTGTCAACCCCCTAGAAATTATAGTCGTAGAAAGCCCGCCATCCTTTACCCAAGGCTGTAGGGTTTCGAGAAGAATCGCCACATTGACACCAAGTTCCGTCTTGTCTCAAGCCAAACTTCATAAGACCACCTTTTTCGTTTCTTGTGATGTCGTATTGAAGCTCGCGATTGTTTGTGCAATGGCCTGCAAATCCGCCGGGGATAATGTTTGGCCTTATCTCCTTGTTTAGTTTGTAGTTATCCATTTGAACAGTAACAAATTTTTTTGTTCTCTTGATAACTGTGCAGGGATGAACGTCAGAATAATAATAAACTGCCGCTTGATCGCCGACTTTTGGATTGAAGTTGTGAGTTACGTTTCCCATTGGTTTAGTTGGTTTGTGAACAATTTAATTATAATAGAATAGATTTGATTTTGTCAAGTAAAAGAAAAAGGGGAATTATTTCCCCTTGTATCCTCTGGCTCTCATGATTTCATAAGGTGCTTTGTTTTCGTTGTAATTTTCAACCCACTCTTCACAAGTGAAGTTTTTACAGATGAAATTTATCCATTGTTTGTAAGGCTTGCGGCCATACTTGAATCTAGCGATGAAGATGTCTTGTGGTTGGCCAACTCTTGTTGGATGACAGTTTGGATAATCTTCTTCGTAGTTTCTTGTTAAACCTTGCTTACCTTCATAAGTAAGATACATTCCGTCCCAATTGAATTTGTCTTTTTGGAAAGTTGTTTGAGTTGCGTTTGCCATTGGTTTGATTTGTTTCGTACAAATTAATTATAATATAATTAAATAAACTTGTCAACCCCTAATAAAAAACCCCCATTTCTGGGGGCGATATTATCAATAGCCTGCAAGTCTTCTTTGACCTCCGCCTGCAACTTGTCGATTCAATCCAACTCTTCCGCCTGCGGCTGACCCTGCCCCGCTTCCAGAACCGCCATGTGTGAAACCTGATCTTGTTCCAAGCCTTGGGTATCTTTGGTTCATAAAATCCTTAACAGCGGCAAGTTCTAAATTGTTTGACTTAACAACAGCCAAGGCTGATTGATTAATTGTCTTGCTTTCTGTTTGAATTTGTCTTCCGCCAGTTTCTTCATCCGTCCTCATTTGTTGGAACCTTTGTGCAACTTTATACGCCCAAGCCTTCCTGAAACTGTTCCTATGTGCTGAACCCATCATTGCAACCTGAAATGGGTCTTCTTTGCAATGCTTCGCCCAATCATCTTGTAAAGCCTGCAAAAGATATTCAGTATAGATTTCAATTTCAAGCTGTCTAGCTTTTGACGCAAGAACTTCCATCTGTCTTGTGCCGCCGTAAAATCTGTTGCCGTCTTCATCTTTTACGCAATAGATAATTCTGCCGTTATAAAAGTTTGCAACCGCGTTCAAAATGATTGAAGTCGCAGGGTCGATTCTTTTGTAAGGCTCGCCGAATCTAAATGCGATTGCTTCGATGTCTTCTTCAACAGTTGCCATGTCCAACTGTTGTTCAAGCTGTTCCCTTGTGATGCCTTTTTCTTGAAGTTGTTTTTCAAGTTTTTCTTCTGCGGCTTTCGCTTCATGTGGATTTGATGAAGCTGTAAGGCCAAGGATTTTTGAAAGGACTGAAAGTGATCTCATGTTGGTTTGATTTGTTTAGAACAATTTAATTATATCATAATAGATTTAATAAGTCAACCCCCCTAAAAAATTAATCCTAAAAAATTGATACTTGACAAATCTAATTAATTATATTATAATAGGATTGAGGGTCAAACCTCAGAAACTTGAAAATTGAAAACCAATTAAACCAAAAGGAGAAATTCTTATGACAAAAAAAGTCGAAGAAAAAGCAAGTAAACTTGCAATCATTTTTACAAGCGGCGGCGGTTCTTCTTGGGCGCAAGGCTCAGATGAAGATAACCATGTTCTTGCCTATCGGGCGGGAAAGCATTTCAAGCAATCTTGGAAGCATATGTTTAAATTCAAAAAAGCAGGCGAACAAAGATTATGTGTTCATCTTTATGACATATCAAAAGCCGAGGGTTGGTCAGCCGATTATGCGGGCAACATTCATTGCCTTGAGTCAAAAGAAGAATGTCCATATATTGAAAAAATATATGTAGTTGTTTAGACAATCGCCCCTTCGGGGGCGTTTACTTATCCATCCATTTTTCAAACAGGCTGTCAGGCTGAAACGCTTTTGCCAAGAAATTACCATAAAGATTATTGTCTAATATCTTTAATCCATCTTTCTTTGTGAAAGTAGCAACCAGAATTGCTTCGCCTGCCTTGTTCATATCGTAAAGTTCAAAGTCATCAAAGACGCCGTTCTTGATCGCTTCAGGAACAATTTCAGATACTTTTCTGTGAACATTGCGAACATATTCTGGAAGCACCCTTCGGCCTGTTTTTATATTTGGCGCGAACTGTCATGCCGCGATCTGTCATCGTTTTAATTTTTTTGGTCAAACTGGCAACACTTCCATCGCCTGTTCCATCAAGCATTGTGTGATACCTTCGCTGTGCTGATTCTCTTTGAATCAATTTAGAAATCCAACTCGATTCTTCATGTACATAATTAGCGGCGTTTTCTGCGATCTTTCCGCCTTTGGCCTTCATCGCATTAAATTCAGGCAAGCGCTTTTTAATTTCGTCCGCGTCAATAACAACAGTTCCTTTTGGTAAAGGCGATTTCTTTAACATGATTGATTTACCAGAAGCCGACCCGCCGCCTGTCATAAAGAAGATCGGATTCTTTTGCGCCTTTGGATTATTCTCCGCAATAACATCTTCAATAATTTGTCGATGTAATTCCTGACGTTCTGGCGTCCATCTTGTAAGGTTTGACGGCTCCGCGTTTTCTGCAAGCGAACCATCTGAATATCTTTGCCAAGAAAGTTCCGCGCCTTTTCTTTCTCGAACTACATCAGGAACAATTTTTATTTTCTCTGCGTTCCTACCATATGCGGCCTGCAACTGCGCCAAAGTTTTTTCTGAACCATCAACAGCAACAAATTTCCTGATCGCCTGATCGCCGCCATATTTTTTTGACAATTTATCAAAGAATCGAACTTTTTTTGCTCCAAGTGCTTTTGCCTTTATTGTTTGCGATTGACCTGAAAGCCAAGTTCCGTATGATTGCCCTGCGGGTACAAGACCGCTTTCTGATGGCCTGAAACCTCTGCGTCTGGGCGCTTCGATCTTACGACCAAAAACACGGCTCAAATTGTCATAATCTATTTCGGCAACTGTTCTTGATCTGCAATTGAAATGCTGTGGAGGCTCCGGCCCTTTTCCATATTCAAATACTTGTTGATCTAATGAACGGCAACGTGAACTGGTTCTACTGTCCAAGGTTGCAAGATAACGATATTTTTTTGTTGCATCTGGGTTTGCCTTGTAAACTTGTTGCGCCGCGACATTGCTTACTTGATTTATTGACGTCCTGACAATTGTTTGAATCTGCGGGTTTGCAAGCATCATTGACGCGCCACGCATTGCCAACTGTTGCTGTTTTGCTGTCTTTGCCAAAGTATTAAATCTTAACTTGCCGACAAGACGCCTTCGCATCTGTTGGGTTGTATCGCCTGCCAATAATCCATCGCGGATTGATTGCCCTAACCTTTCGGCGCTTTTATTTGTAATACCGCGAAAAGATTTTTTTATTGAATCGCCATTCGGCAACCTTATCAATGCGCCTTCTTTTGCTGTCAAAGAAAACTTTGCGCCAGAACCCGCCGCGATAGTGCTTAATGAATCAGATAAAACATTTAAATTAAATTCAGATGCGGA